TGGGAACGAGCTGTATTCCTCAAAGGAGATCCAGTTGGCGGCAGAGAGGCTGCTCGTTACCTTTGGGCAAATCAAAACTTGCTTGGCATGTCAATATTAGAAATTGGTTGCTCAACAGGCTACGGTTCTCAGTTCTTTCCGCAACAAGTCAATTACCTTGGTCTTGATTACGATCCCATCATTATTGATGTGGCCAAAGAACAAAACTGGGGATTCACCAAACAATTTGTTAAGGCAAACATTAACAATTATGAATTTATTAAACACGACACAATTGTTGCGTTTGAAGTTATTGAGCATTTAGACAATGGATTTGAAATTGTTGAAAAGCTAAAACAACATCATTCCAAGCGATTATTTATCAGCGTTCCACACAATGAACCGCCAGGATTTTGGGGAGAGCATCACAAGCTTCATGGTTTGACAGAAAAAGACTTTCCTGGATTTGACTTTGCATACATATCCGAGCATGGTAAATGCACAACCACTATGGAGCCAGTGTCTGAAACCAATCGTTGCAACCTGATGCTTTGTAGGTGGGACAATGAATAAGGTACTTTGTTCTGTTGCCACAAGAGGCAGATACTTCACCACACTTCCGCTAGTCATTCAGGCTATTGCGAATCAAACCAAATCGCCTGACAAGCTGATCATTTTTGATGACAACGATGAGCCTCAAGACATGAGAGAACAGTCGTTGTATCAAAACCTGTTTTATGTCCTGAAATGCAAAGGCATTGAATGGGAATGGTTGTTTGCTGGCAAAAAAGGTCAGCATCACATTCATCAGATGGCCAACACAATGGGCTACGAATGGGTATGGCGTGTGGACGATGACGCCGTGCCAGAACCCAATGTTCTTGAAGAGCTTTTGAGAAACACCAACATAGGCATTGGGGCCGTTGGCGGCACTGTGATGAATCCTCCTCACATGCCTGCCTACTTGGATTCCACTGGATTGATTGACAACATCCAGACTGAGCCAAACATCCAGTGGGGATTGATCAAAAACCCCAAATTTGTCGAGCATCTGTACTGCTCATTTTTGTACCGTGCAGGCATTCATGACTACAACCTTGGGTTGTCCCGAGTGGCGCACAGGGAAGAAACCTTGTTTAGCTGGGGTTTACATCAAAAAGGTTATAGGCTACTGGTTGTGCCAAACGCCATCACTTGGCATCTGAAGAACCCTGACGGCGGCATCCGTAGTGAAACTCGACAAGAACTGTATGCCCATGATGAACACATCTTTCAGAACTTCTTGGCCTACAGAGACAAAACTATTGTGGTGCTGAATTGCGGTCTTGGCGACCACATTGTGTTTAGCCATGTTCTGCCGTACATCAAAAACCCAGAAGTCTTTACTTGCTACCCAGACATTGTTCCAGGCAGATCGATTGCCGAAGCAGAGCATTTGTTTGGCAACCTGGACCAGTGGAATATTTACAAAAAGATGGATCAATGGGATTGGAAAAGCAGTCTTGAGTCGGCATTTGGGGAGATGTATCTGTGATCATCATTTCGCCTTATTCCAAGAAAATGCCTGATGGCAAGCCAAACCCCAAGAATTACCCGTTCTGGCCAGAATTGATTGCCCTGATTGACGAGCCAATAATTCAAATCGGTATTGAAGGCGAAAACCAGCTTGTGCCAGACTTCAGAAAAAACCTATCAATTGCCGAACTGAAAGATCTGCTGAAAGAATGCAGGACTTGGATTTCCTGCGACAGCTTTTTCCAACACTTGGCTTGGTCAGAAAAGAAGCAAGGTATTGTCCTTTGGTCTATTACTGATCCCTTGATCTTTGGCCATCCTGAAAACATCAACTTGCTGAAGGACAGATCTTATTTGTCGCCTAGGCAGTTTGTTTGGATGAGCGAGCAGACGTTCAATTTGGACGCATTTGTCAGCCCAGAAGAGGTGATCACAAACCTCTGAGAAACCTTTAGAATCAAGGAACATGACCAAGGATTAGAGCATGTCCGACTACAGCCGTCTACGCACCCCATTTACGAACATGAGCTTTACGCCCGATGTTCCAAGCAATGCTTTGGGTCCAAACGAATACAACAGCGGTTTGAATGTCGAAGCTGATGTGCGTGGCATGAAGAAAGTCAGTGGCGAGCAATCCATCTTGTCGGCAATTCCTGGCAACTTGATATTTTTGGACGGCAACTACCGTAGCGAAGGCGTTTGGGTTTACATCGCAGCCACCCGCCAAGGTCGCTGGTACATGATTACAGCTACAGGCATTTCCAACATAACTCCAGGTTATGGAGCCAACCCTGCTGTTGCATTGTCTGGTTATAACGATGATCTGAATATCACATCGTCATGGGTTGGTGGTGTTTTCTTCATCAACGACACTTTGCGTCCACCCATGTATTTCCGTCCTACAGACACGGAAATCAGGCTTTACGACACCGCCCCCGACAACTTTGTCTGGAATTACGGCACAAACGTATTGGCCACCCGTGCAGGATTTGTTCGCAACTTTTGCGCTCCCAACGTGGGCAACATTCTGATTGCAGGCAATTTAACCGAAGACATTGTGGGCGGCACAACCGTCAACTATCCAACCACCGTCAGATGGTCGCAGGCGTTCGCTAATACGGGCGTTCCAGCCACTTGGGTTCCAACCCTATCCAACATAGCCAACGAACAAGAAGTCCCCGTGCGTGGGCCTTTGGTTGATGGTTTTTTCTTGGGCGGCAACTTCTATGTGTGCTCTTATTGGGACACCGTAGTGTTTAGCCCTATCGCCTACCAAAGCACCGCAGCCCCTATTTTTGGCGTTCGATTGTTTAACCAAGGCCGTGGCCTGCTGAACAACAATTGCTGGGCCAACACTGACCAAAACGTTTATGGCATCGACAGCCGTGACATTTGGGTGTTTGATGGGTCCAACTTTAATTCTTTGGGCAACCAGAAGGTTCGCAATTATTTCTTTGCCAACTTGAACCAAACCTATCAAGATAGGTTGTTCATGGTCAACAACACCCAAAAATATCAGATTGAAATTTATTACCCTGATCTGAACAGCACGGGCTGGTGTAACAAGATGTTGTCCTGGCGTTATGACTTGAATGTTTGGAATGCTCCAAAGGACGTTGCAGGGGCTGCAAATGCTTGCGAAGCACCTGTATATACATCAAGCTTCAATTACGCTTCTAGATGCGTTGCATACGGCGTGGGTGGTGTTACAAACTCGCAAATTATTCAGACTGGCCAAGGCAACTCATTTAATGGTGCGGCCATTCCAGCTTTGTTTGAGCGCAACAATGTAGTCTTGCAAACAGAAAAAGGTCCAGTTCCTTATTCTTGCAAAACATACATTCACAGAGCATTGCCTGAAATTGCTGGTAGCGGAAAAATAAACATTACTTTGGGTGGCGCAAACTCCACCGCACAAGCTGCTGTTTATGGTCAAACAGGTGTTGTAAGTGTTGTAACCGACAACCCTTGGGTGACAACTCAGCAACAAGCTGTTCGCACTGTTTCAATCAAAGTTCAGTCCAATGATGCAACTGATACATGGAATCTGACTGCTATGAATTGGCAAGCCACTGTTGTTGAGGATGCGTTCTAATGCCTTTCTTTATTGACGGCAACCCATCGCCTTCAGAGGTATCTGAAGCGGTCAACTATTTGTTGGCCAACTTGTCGCCTCAAACGCCTGCTGGAACTTCTGTTGTCAACAACAATACAACCACTGGATTTATTACCAACACTCCAGGCGATTTACTTCAGTTTCAATATCGTTATTTGGATGTCAAATATGCTGACAACACAGCAGGATTAAATTTCAGCGACAACCCATACAGTCGCACTTACTTTGGTCTTGCAAATTCAAACACCGTAAGTGAAAGCACAAATCCAACAGACTACACATGGTTTCAAGTAACGGGTGGATTTGGAACTAACAAAGTTCTTTGGGTAGTCACCGCTGGCGGCCGACACGCCAACTTTTCTGTTTCTCAAGAAGTACCTGACACCAATCAAAACTGGCAAGTTGTCCCTGTTCGATCTATTGATCTTGACAATCCTTTTGTTACCTTTAATCAATACATGTCAGTCAAGTTTGCCACCAACAGTGTGGGAACAACTGGTTTTGGCGACACCATTACAAACGCCACTTTCTATGGCGTAGCAACCACAACTGATGGAACAACTCCAACAGATCCAAGTTTGTATGAGTGGTCGCCATTTGCTTTTGGCACAACATACCAGTTGTATTACCGTTGCTGGGGTGGCAGGAATATTTCTTTCATACCAGCCACATCACAACCTATTGGCTACATTCAATACACGCCAGGATCTGTACTCAACATCGATGTAGCCACATTGGCTCCAACTACTGATTTAGGTATTGTTTCAACAGTACCCTTATTGATTCAGTCTCCTTATCGATATTTGTTGGTTCGATATGCAGATTCAATAACTGGCGCTGGGATTACTAATGATCCAACAGGCAAAACTTATTTTGGATTGCAAGCATCTGAAGTTCCCACGTTGGACAACAACCCTGCTGACTATGTATGGTTTGCTGCTGGCGGCACATTTTTAACAACAGTTACTTTGTGGGCAAGAACTTCAGGTAATTCAACAGCCGCATTTAGCTTAACTGTTGATGCGCCTGATACTTCAGGTTGGCAAAACATTTCAGGACAAACATTAACTGCTGATCCATACATTGATGTGTATTCAAGATCAGGTACTGTTGTTGTTGACGTTACAAGTCCTACTGATGGCCGAATTGGCTATTCATCTGTTGGTGCTGATGGCATTGTCAATCTTAACCTTGATCCATTTGGTGCTGGACGATCAACAAATGGATATACATTTAATCCATTAACTACTTCAGCTATTACTGTTGATCAATTTGGGCGTGTCCAACAAACTGTTGCACTTGATCAAGTTCGATTCAGTTCAATGTTGACTCATGCAACTGCTGGACAAACTGCATTTACTTTT